ACGGGTGCAGCTGGAGGAATTGCAATAAGAATTGGTCACACTGTTATGATATCTGACTCTACGCCAGGTTCGACTTTCTCGAACAAAGCGATTGTTACAGCTGTTAACTATGCTAACAGAACATTTGACGTAGCTTATTATGAAGCTGGTGGTCAAACTATGGCAGCAGCAGTTGACTGTGATGTATTTATTTACGGTTCAGAATTTAGAAAAGGACAGGCTTCTATGCCAGAAACTTTAATCTCTGATGATTCTATATTCAACAATTCACCAATTATCTTAAAAGATACTTACAAAGTGAATGGTTCAGATATGGCTCAAATCGGATGGATTGAAGTAAGTGGTGAAGACGGAGCAAGTGGTTACCTATGGTATCTAAAGTCTGAGCACGACACAAGATTACGTTTTGACGATTACTTAGAAACAGCTATGGTGGAAGCAGTTCCAGCAGAAGCAGCATCAGGTGCTATTGCAGCAACTGGTATTGTAGGTAATAAAGGTTCAGAAGGTATCTTCCACGTAGTAGGAACTAGAGGAAATGTGTGGTCAGGTGGAAACCCAACTGTATTATCTGATTTCGATTCTATTATCGAAAGATTAGATAAGCAAGGTTCTATTGAAGAGAATGTATTATTCTTAAATAGACAATTTGGTTTTGACATTGATGATATGTTAGCTTCACAAAACTCTTATGGAAACGGTGGTTCTTCTTACGGTCTATTTGACAATGACGAAGAAATGGCGTTAAACTTAGGATTTAGAGGTTTCAGAAGAGGTTATGACTTTTACAAGTCTGACTGGAAATACCTAAATGACCCTACAATGAGAGGTGGACTAGTAGCAGGTGCAATTAATGGTTTAATGGTACCAGCAGGTTCAACTACTGTATATGACCAAATTTTAGGTAGAAATGCTAAGAGACCATTCTTACACGTTAGATATAGAGCTTCAGAAACTGAAGATAGAAGATATAAAACGTGGATTACTGGAGGAGCAGGAGGAGCAGCTACGTCTGATGTAGACGTAATGTCTGTTAACTTCTTATCTGAAAGATGTGTATGTACATTAGGTGCAAACAACTTCTTCTTATTCAAATCATAAGAAGTATATAAATAAAGGGAGGGGACTATCTCCTCCCTTATTTTTTAATCTAATTAAATTTAAATAAAATGAAAAATAAAAAACTTAAAAACGAGACTTATGTCTTGACGAACGGAGAATCTCCGTTATCTTATATGTTAGCGTCTCATCATAACAAAAGAAATACACTACTGTATTGGGATGAGGAAAAACAAGTTAATAGAGAACTTTGTTACGCTAAAAATCAAAAATCAATTTTTGCTGATGAACAAGATGGTAATAAAATTTTAGAGCCAATTGTTTTTGAAGATGGTATGTTAAATGTTCCGTCTACTAACCCTATGTTACAAATGTTTTTAGAGTTTCACCCAGGATTCAATAAAATATTTAGAAAAGTAAATACAGAAAGAGACGCAAGAGAAGATGTAGAAATATTAAATGCTCAAGTAGATGCGTTGGTGGAAGCTAGAAGTATGTCCATAACACAAATGGAAAATGTAGGTAGAGTATTGTTTAATACCGATGTTAGTAAAATTTCTACAGCTGAATTAAAAAGAGACATATTGGTATTTGCAAAGAATGAGCCTGAAACATTTTTAGATGTTATAGGTGACCCTATGTTAAAATTAATGGCTAAAGTTCAAGCATTCTTTGATGATGGCCATTTAATGATGAAAAAACAAAATGTTCACTTTAACACAAAAACTAATAAAAAGAGAATGATGACTGTTCCTTTTGGAGAAAATAAAAATGAAATTATAGCTCATTATTTAAAATCTGATGATGGAATAGAAACATTAAAGTTTTTAGAAAAATTAAAGTAATCGATGTGCAGGCAACACATTTTAATAGGAAGAGAGACTGCTTAAAGTAGTCTCTTTTTTTTTGGTTATCTTTGTACTTTATTAACCTTAATTATATTATTATTATGGAAAAATTTTTAAGTATTCCTGTAACAAACGAAGGCAACCAACTAGTTTCTTGCAACGATGTTAAATGTGTAGAAATTGGTGACGAAAACGGAGCAAACTTAACAACACACGTAGCTATATTTTATGGCTCGGGTAAAGTAGTTGATATAACTTTTACACCTGCTGTTGCTGGTGGTAGTGTAGCTATGAGAACAAGTGTACAAGATGCACTAGAAGCAGCATTGTCTACTTCTTGGGTAAATGTAGCTTATGATTACCAACCAAGCGTAGTGTCAAACACTGCTGCAACAATGGTGTCAATTAGTGGTATAGATATATCGTAATTTATTAATCTTATTATTATTATTTATTATGGAAAAATTTTTAAAAGTAAATGTTGAAAGTGCTGGTGGGCCTACCCAACTAGTGTCTATTAAAGACTTAAAACTTATAGAGCAGCCAACCACTACAACAGTGACATTGGCATATGGAAGTGGCAAAGTTATAACTCTAACCTGGCCAAATGGCGAGTCAGAGCCTGCATTACTTAATTCAGTACAAAATGCAGTAAAAGAAGCTTTAGCTTTAGGATGGACAGAGGTAGCAGTACCTTATGTACCAAAGAAAGATGGGTATTTAACTGGATTAGCAATCGCATAAATGTATAAAGAAATGGAAAAATATTTAGAAGTAAATGTAGCTAAAGAAGTCGATAAAGGACAAGCTACATCAGATGGGACTGGTTCAGGAAATGGGCCTAACAAATTAAATGACTCAGGTGCAACTTTTACAGCTAGTGTAGCTGTTGGTGACTGGGTTTATGTATATGCAGTAAATGGTACGCCACAAGCGTCTCCACACTTGTATCAAGTAGCTGCTGTATCTAGCAACACAGAGCTTAGTTTAACACCAAGAGGTGCTACTGCTGGGCAAGGAACTGGAGTTGTAAACCAAGGTGATTATAAAATTTTCTCAAACACTGTAGGAAATAATCAAATGATATCTTGTTCGAACGTAGCATTAGTAGAAAACTTAGCTTCAAGTACAGCAAATATTTTATTTGATGTTCAATATGGTGGTGCGTCAGGAATTAAATGTAGACTATTATATGGATACAGTGATACTGCGGCAGCTAATGAAGAAATGAGAAATGGGTTTCAATCAGCAATGGTTCAAGCGAATCAGCAAAACTGGCCAGAAGCTACCGCTGTATGGTTAGATAGAGAGAGCAATGCTGGAGTAAGCTCACCAATGTATAGAGTATTAGACATATTCAAAGTTTAATTAAACTCACTAAATTAGAAGAGGTTACAAAAAAAAGTAACCTCTTTTTTTTTACTTATCTTTGTAGAAAGAATACGCAATGATTAACTCTGTAAGAAATACTGTTTTAGCTATTTTAAATAAAAATAATTACGGATATATTTCTCCTAATGATTTTAATTTATACGCAAAACAAGCTCAGCTTGATTTGTTTGAAGATTTGTTTTATGAATATAATTATCAACTGATAAAAGAAAACGCAAGACAGTCTGGAACTGGTTATGCAAATATTTCTAAAGGTATACTTGAAACTATAGATTTGTTTTCGGTTACTGCACCCTTAGCTCACGTAGCTAATAATACTTATACAATGCCAGTAAACTATTATTTAATAAACAAAGTATTGGCATATGATGCAGCTGGCACAACATTAACGGGAGAAGCAGAGCGTGTGAGTCATAGTAAAATTACTTTACTAAATTCATCTAACTTGACTGCACCTACTACTACTTATCCTGCGTATACTACAGAAGGACAAACATTAACAGTATTCCCTGCAACTATAAATGTAGCGGGACAATTACAAGCACAATATATCAGATACCCTTTAGACCCTCAGTGGACGTATTTAAATATTACAGGTGGTGAGCCTGTGTTTGACGCTTCATCTACTTCATATCAAAACTTTGAATTACCAAATGATTATGAGCCAGATTTAGTAAACAAAATATTACAATACGCAGGAGTATCGATTAGAGAATCAGCAGTAGTTCAATATGCAAATACAGCTGAAATTAATGATAACGCAAAAGAACAGTAATGCCATATTTAAACGGATATCAATATTATACGAATAGTAATACTAACCCTACAGATGCAAATTGGGGTTCGTATCAGTATGTGAGTTTGGCTGAAATAGTTAATAATTTTTTATTAATGTATAACGGCAATCATTCATTAGTTAATAATGAAGAAAGATATAAAATCTTATTTCACGCAAAACGTGCTATTCAAGAATTAAATTATGATGCGTTTAAAGAAATTAAAGCATTAGAATTAAATGTAGGTGAAACGTTAAGATTTATATTACCACCTGATTATGTAAACTGGGTTCGTATTTCAATGTTTAAAGATGGTGTGCTTAGACCATTAACTGAAAACATTCAAATAAATACAGCATCCGCCTATTTACAAGACAATGATTCAAATATATTGTTTGACCAAAATGGAGACATATTACAGCCTGAACATTCTACTTTAGATTTTGACAGAATAAAAGGTACAGACAAAACTATGTATTTAAATCAAGGACACGCCTTTGATGGATTAATGGGTTGGTGTTATAATGGATGCTGGTACTTTGATTTACCAATAGCAAGTCACTATGGATTAAATACTGAAACCGCTAATGCTAATCCAACTTTTAATATTGACAAAAAAGCAGGGGTAATAACATTTAGTTCTAATATAAAAGAAGAATTAGTTATAGTAGAATATATCTCTGATGGTATGGAGGGTGGTGTTGATTCAGAAGTAAGTGTAAATAAACTTTTTGAAGAATATGTGTATGCTTACATTCAGTACGCTATACTTAATGCAAAACAAGGTGTACAAGAATTTATAGTTAATCGTGCTAGAAAAAACAAATCAGCTTTATTGAGAAACGCTAAAATAAGAATGAGTAATATTCATCCAGGTCGTTTGTTAATGAATATGAGAGGTAAAGACAAGTGGATAAAATAAAATGGCTAAAACTACAAGAAATTTTATACAAGGCAGAATGAATAAAAGCGTTGATGAACGACTCGTTCCTCAAGGCGAATATATCCACGCACAAAATGTAAGACTAGGTTCTACTGAAAATTCTGAAATAGGTTCAGTTGAAAACTCAAAAGGAAATGAACTACTAGTAACCCCAAGATTTAATGGTACCGCACACGCTTGGCAATGTTTAGGTTGTTATGCCGACTCTGCAAATGAAACTATATATTGGTTTATACACGCTTCATTAACTGGTGTAGGTGCTACTTCAAAAATGGATATGATTGTTTCTTATAACACTCTTACCCAAGTAGAAACTAACCATATAGTTAGTATAGATGATGGAGGAGGAAGCAATACAACTTTAAATTTCAATCCAACGTATTTAATTAATGGAGTAAATAAGGTTGATAATTTGTTGTTTTTTACAGATAACTTTAACCCTCCTAGATTTATAGACGTTGATGCAAGATATGCACTACCTTCGGGTAATATAGATGGGTTTAACGCTGAAGATATTTTAGTTATAAAAAAACCTCCTGTTGCAGCTCCTACGTTAGAGTTGTTTGATACAGCTGAAGAAGAAACATATTTAGAAGAAAGATTTATTTGTTTTGCTTACAGATACAGATATGCAAACAATGAATACTCAGCTACGTCTCAATGGACTTTACCAGCTTTTACCCCACAAACTTTTAATTTAAGTTTAGAAAGCACATTGAATGAAGGAATGGTAAATCAATTTAATGCTTGTAGAATATCCTATAACACAGGTAGTTCTTTGGTAAAAGAAATACAAATATTATTTAAAGAATCAGATAGTAACACTATAAAAGTAATTGAATCTTTTAATAAGCAGGAATTAGGTTTTGGAGACAACAACACACAAACAGTATTATTTGACAACAGTAAAATATTTACTATTCTTGCTGATTCTGAAATATTAAGATTATACGATAACGTTCCGTTATTAGCAAAAGCCCAAACAATAATGGGTAATCGTTTAATGTATGGAAATTATTATGAAGGTTATGATTTAGTCAACAGTGCTGGCAATAGCATTGTTTTTGATTATATCGCTGATTTAGTTTCTGTAAATATTCAACGCTCTGAATTAAATACGGCTACCACATCATCAACTTATAATATAGATTGTACTAGTGGTTCACCTGCTTCAGTCAGTATTGGAAATTCATTATTAACTACACACTTGACTGATGACGGATTATCTACAGGAGACCCATTAGATTTAAAAGCTAACTCTATATTAGAATTTGAAATTGAATTTCAACACTCTATTTACGGTGGAAATACTAGCGGTAGTTTTTCAGCTCCCACAACTACAACTCCACAAACTAACTTAACAATAAGTTTTGTTTTACCAAGAGATTATACAAGTGCGTTTGATTTAGGAACCAGTGAAGAATTTCTTGCATTTATAGGTAATCCTTTAAATATTCAAACAGTAGCAAATTGTGCGTCAGGTATTACTATGACAGATGAATTCAATTGTTCATTGCCAGCACAACAATCTGGTGCATCTGGGGGTAGTAATACAACCTTAAGTAAATGTTGGAGCGGAACTCAAGACTTGTCTTGTAGCGGTAATACTACCAGTCCGTTTTCTACTCAATTTGCCACGTTAGGTGTTTCGACTGACAACACTAGTTCTACATTCTTAGGTATTCAGCTTATGGCAATGGCTTACACAGATACTTGTCCTCAAACAGGAGGTAGTGTAGCGACACAAGTAGTTTATGAGTATTATGAAATAGTTTTATCGCAAGCTTCTTTTCAAAGCACGGTTCGTACTGGCAGTTTAAAAAGTAACAGAAATTACGAAGCAGCAATAGTGTATATGGATGAATTTAATAGAAGTTCTACCCCTATCGTAAGTGCGTTTAACACAGTTGCCGTACCTTGCTCAGCAGCTCCTAACAAAAATAGTATAAAAATTACTATACCTTCTACAATGAATCCGCCAAGCTGGGCTACTACTTATAAGTTTGTGGTACAGCCTGATAGGTCTACATATCATACTATATACAGTAATTTGTTTTTTAAAGACCCGAATACAACAAGAGTATGGTTTTTATTAGAAGGAGAAAATGCACAAAAAGTAGAAAAAGGAGATAGGCTAATTGTAAAGAGAGATACAAATGGAGCAACAACTAGTTGTATATATACAACGGTATTAGAAAAAGAAGTTCAAATACAAGACTTTATTAAAATACCTATAGCGGGGACATCACCAGTTTTATATGAAAGTATACCACCAGGTGCCTATGTAGCATTAACACCAACTAATTGGGCGGCAAATGTGTCTGAAAACACAATTTTTAACCCAGGGACAGCAGGTTTTAAAAGTGATTGTAATTTTTTATCAAACCCTTCTATCGCTAGTTGTTGTGGCCCAGATGGTTATTATGTATTGAGTGTATTCGACCAAACAGTTTCTACACCTTCAAATACTAGCCCACAATATAAAGATGTAGATATTCCACAAGGAAGTACTATTAATATGTCTTTTGAGTTTAAACGTAGAGGCCCAGGGGATGGAAATAGAAACTGCGAAAGAGTTATATATAATTTAGAATTAAAAAATCTAGTATCTCAAAACAATTACGCTAACTTTTATGATTGGTTTACAGGAGATAATATTGAGTCTTTATTAAATACAGGAGCTTGGGAGGTTGGAGATAGTGGTGCTGATGGAAGCTTTCAGCTTATAGATTGGCCAGTAACTGGTGAACCAATTTATTATGGAGACACGGCTACTTTATGTCAGACAGTTCAAACGGTTACAAACTCATCAGTTATGGGCGAGGCTGTCAAAGATTTTAAAATGATGTTTTTCCGTGTAAACAATGCTGCGGGAAATGCAAACTCTGATAATAGGTTGGGTATGTTTGTAAAGGGCGGTAGAGCTTGCGGTTCAAATGAAAACAGAAGAAGTTCTTTGAGAATGTCTGTTACAGTATTTAAAAGTGAATCAACTGTTGTTTTTGAAACAGAACCTATTGATGCAGCTCCAGGTATATTCTTTGAAGGTTCACAAACATTTGATATTACTAATAACTTTCATATGTCGGGTACCACACCTACAGACCAAAATCAAACTGCTACTTTACCAGCTATTATAAGTTTAGATTTTATGAATTGCTATTCATTTGGTAATGGAGTAGAAAGTTATAAAGTAAGAGATTCTATAGAAGGTAAATCAATTCAGTTAGGTAATCGTGTTTATGGTGCTAGCGAACAAATATACAAAAGAGCTCACCGATTTGCAGATATAACATATAGTGGTATATATCTGGATGAATCAAACATTAATAAACTAAACGAGTTTAATCTTGGTCTGGTAAACTTTAAACAACTAGAAGATATATATGGGCCTGTTGAAGTAATTTCAGGTAGAAAAACAGACGTTTTAACTTTGCAAGAAGATAAAGTATCTTATGTGTTAGCTGGTAAAAATTTATTATCTGACGCAGCTGGGGGTAGTGCTCTTACTTCTGTTCCTGAAGTTTTAGGAACTCAAATAGCTAGAATAGAAAAGTATGGAATAAGCAGCAACCCAGAAAGTTATACTGAGTGGGGAGCTGATAAGTTTTTTACTGATGCTAAAAGAGGAGCAGTAATACAATTAAAAGGACAAGCAGCTCGAGATGAAAATTTAGGAGTTATATCCGAAGTTGGAATGCGTGGATATTTTAGAGATTTATTTAATGAATCATTTAATTACCAAAAAATAGGTGGTTTTGACCCTTATATGAATGAGTATGTATTGAGCTTTAATACTAATCAGTTACCGCTAGCTGATATATGTTATGCGTGTGGTGTATCACAAACTTTTACAGTAGTACAAGGAACACCGCAAACTTTCTGTTTTACATTAACAGAAGTCGGTGGTAATGCTAGATTAAATTATGCGTTTGGTGACGGTAGTGGAAGTACTACAACTATAACTGCAAATTGGACAGATGCAGCAGGTAATGCTGCAACTGCTACAAGTGGTGCTGTAAATACAGACGGTTTTATTACAGTATTAAGAGACATTCCTACTATAACTAGAGTTGATGTAACTGTTACACAAACTACAGGTAATCAAGTTGTAACTTTAACACAAGATTGTCCCCTAGCTGCCACATTAAACGTGGTACAAATTACTTTGACACAACCAAGCGAGGTAGGGCAATCAATATACAATCAATATTACTGGCAAAGATTTGGTAACCCACAGCCAGCTATTCCTACAACAGTAACACCACAGTATACTTCTCCAACTACTTCTAATTTTATTACGTTTGCATCTGGGGTGTCTGCTCCTACAGTTAGTCAATATCAAATAACTACAGGTTTAACAGGTTCAGGTGAGTTTCCTCCAAGTAACGCTTATGTAGCAATACAGTCTAACAAACTCGCTCCATCTGATTTTGTTTTTTCTTCTACACTAGACTCGTTTAGATATTTAGAAAGTAACACATTATATCAAAATAACGCAACAGACATAAATGCTTTGTTAGTGGCGGCTAACGTTACAAATGTCCAAACAGTAACAGCAGGTCAATTGTATAGAGGACAATTTGCAAGAACGCAAAATGCAACTTATTTATATTTGATATGGGATTACCGAAGCATTCAAGCTCAGCAATATAGGTTTGAATCAGGTACAGCTAATCCAAGTGTTGACAAGTTTAATGCTTGTTGTATTAATCCACTTCAATCTTTCTTCCCTAATGGAAGCACACTATCTTCTTCGTCAGTAGTATATCAAAATCTACAACAAACTGTTCCTGCATCAGATGGATATTACAGTGATGGCAGTGTGGTAAGATTACAAAAATTATCTGTTTTACAACCACAAGAGAATTGTTTCTGTGGTGTAGTGTGTAATAGTAACCAATTTATATTTTGGAGAGGTGCGGTGCTAAGAGTTAACAAAGCTGTTCATACATTAGGAACAGGTACTGGTGCAGTAGAAATAATTTTTGACCCGTGGGATGTGCCAGTAGGTATTCAGGTTCAATACAATGGAATAAACTATAACAAATGGTATTCTATACAACACGGTGAATTATATCCAAACAGTATTAACACCCCAGTATATTTAGGTCAATCAGGATATGGAACATTACCTATAGCTGGCACATATCAAGTAGCTGAATTAAGTAATACGTATCAATTTGTAGATATTCCAGGAGATACAGACTACGTGACAGTAGGCCCTGGCTCAATAAGACTTACACCTTCTAATCCTAACGAATGTAGATTAGTAGTTCCAAA